AAGGTACTGGAGTACATCGGTGTTGGATGGGATCCGACAACAATCGGCGGGAATTGCAAGGGGCAGATAAGTTTACCGTTGGATCAGATGAAGTGAGGGATATATGACAGACAAGGAAAAGTTAGAACGATATGAAAAAATGAATACTGGAATTAGGCCCAAACATCACAAAGGAAATCATATTAAAGATTGGTGGACATGTGGGCAATGCGGAGCAACGGTGTCCTGCGGTGTAATATCTAATTATTGTATTAGTTGTGGGTATAGGATTAAATGGGATAGTCCCAAATGCTTGACTGGGACAGATGAAGAATAGAAGAAAGGAGCCGAACCTCCGGCCGGGGTAATGCTATAGCAGGTTCCTTTGAGAAAATGACCTACAGAGAGTTTTTAGAATCGAAAATAGAGCTGGCGCAGGACAGTGGATTTGTTGTGGATCCTGCGAAAATCAATAAAGCATTAAAACCGCATCAGCGTGACGCTGTGATCTGGGCATTGAAGGGTGGCAGAAGGGCATTATTTGAATCTTTCGGCTTGGGAAAGACCATACAGGAGATTGAATTCTGCCATCAGGCAGCGGAACACTGCGGAGGAAGAGCACTGATTGTACTGCCACTGGGAGTAAAGCAGGAGTTTACTCGGGATGCCGTGGAGATCCTTGGCTATGAGAAGCCGGAGTACTGCCGGACGATGGAAGAAGTGGAGCACAGAACCAGTCAGATCGTGCTGACCAATTATGAGCGTGTCCGGGATGGAGACATCCGGCCGGAATACTTCGCGGCCACATCCTTGGATGAAGCCAGCGTTTTACGGAGTTTTGGCAGCAAGACCTATCAGACGTTTTTGGATAAATTCAAGAACGTACCGTATAAGCTGGTAGCCACGGCCACCCCGTCACCGAACAAATACAAGGAGCTGATCCATTACGCTGGGTACCTGGAGGTAATGGATACTGGGCAGGCCCTTACAAGATTCTTCCAACGTGACAGCACCAAGGCGAATAACCTGACACTTTACCCGAACATGGAAGATGAGTTCTGGATGTGGGTAAGCAGCTGGGCATTGTTTATTACAAAACCTTCTGATCTCAATCCGGAGTATTCCGATGAAGGCTACGATCTGCCGGAACTGGATGTGCGGTGGCATGAACTGCCGGTACATTACGGGGATACGGCGGACAGGGATGGCCAGATGCAGTTATTCCAGGAGGCGGCGGAAGGATTGAAAGAAGCAGCTGCCGTAAAGCGTGATAGCATCGGGACGAGGGTAGCAAAGATGCAGGAAATTGTAAACGGATCACCGGAGGATCATTTTCTCTTGTGGCATGATCTCGAAAGTGAAAGAGCGGCGATTCTCAAAGAGATTCCCGGTGTTGTGGATATCTACGGCGCTATGGATTACGACCTGCGGGAGCAGAGGGTCATTGATTTCTCAAATGGAAAAAGCCGGCTGTTTGCCACAAAGAAATCCTTATCTGGATCCGGATGTAACTTTCAGAGATACTGTCATCGTGAGATTTTTCTTGGAATTGATTATGAGTTCAATGACTTCATTCAGGCCATTCACCGGTGTTACAGATTCTTGCAGACGGAACCGGTAGTAATCGACATTATTTACATGGAGAATGAGCGGCAAATCAGGGAAGCACTGGAAGAAAAATGGAAGAATCATAATCACATGGTTGCAAAGATGATAGAGATCGTAAAAAAGTATGGTCTGAACTCTGCAAACAAGGCAGAGCGGCTGGAAAGGAAGATGGGTGTGGAAGGAAGCAGAGAAGAAAGAACGGTAAGGGGAAAACATTATGAAGCGGTATATGGCGACTGCGTAGAAGAGACCAGAGCAATGGAAGGTAACAGCGTTGATCTGATACATACCTCTATTCCATTCGGTAATCATTATGAGTACAGTGCCAATTATAACGACTTCGGACACAATCAGGATACTGGCAGGTTTTTTGAACAGATGGACTTTTTGACACCGGAACTGCTCCGGGTGCTCCGACCCGGCAGGGTGGCAGCTATCCACGTAAAGGACCGCGTACTGTTTGGAAATGCGACTGGTACCGGAATGCCTACTATCGAACCTTTTCATGCACAGTGCATCAGCCATTACATGAAGCATGGTTTCCAGTATTTCGGAATGATTACTGTTGTGACGGATGTGGTCCGTGAGAATAACCAGACATACCGCCTTGGATGGACAGAACAGTGCAAGGACGGATCCAAGATGGGAGTAGGCTGTCCGGAATATATCCTGCTTTTCAGGAAACTGCCGACAGACAGATCTACGGCATATGCGGATGATCCAGTCAAAAAATCGAAAGAGGATTACACCCGCGCCCAGTGGCAGATCGACGCACACGGATATTGGAGATCATCCGGAGATAGACTGGTCAGCAAGGAAGAATTGGAGAGTATATCCGTGGACAACCTTCAGGCCGTGTACAGGGAATACAGCCGGGAACATATTTACAACTACGAGGAACACGTAGAGCTGGCAAAGAAGCTGGATGAAAATGGAAAACTACCGGCTACCTTTATGGTGGTTGCGCCGGGAAGTTGGAACCAGATGGAAGTATGGGATGACATCAACCGAATGCGTACCCTTAACACAGCACAGAGCCGCAGGCGGGCACAGATGCACGTATGTCCATTGCAACTGGATATCGTGGAGCGGATCATCAACAGATACAGTAATGAGGGCGATACGGTCTATGATCCGTTTGGTGGCCTGATGACAGTACCCATGACAGCGGTGAAGATGCACCGGTACGGTAAAGGTTGTGAGCTGAATCCAGATTACTTCCGGGATGGTGTTGGTTATCTGCAGGCAGCGGAGAATGAAGTGGACGAGCCTACATTGTTTGATTTTATGCCGGAGGTGATGGCATGATTAACGGAGAACTGATCGTTGACAACTTTGCTGGTGGTGGAGGTGCATCCACCGGAATAGAGATGGCAACCGGATACAGTGTGGATATTGCAATTAACCATGATCCGGAAGCTATCCGGATGCACAAGGCTAATCACCCAAACACAAAGCATTATTGTGAGGACGTATGGCAGGTGGATCCAGTGAAAGCATGCAATGGGCATCCGGTAGGTCTTGCCTGGTTCTCACCGGACTGCAAACACTTCAGCAAAGCCAAAGGCGGCAAACCCAAAGACAAATTTATCCGCGGTCTTGCATGGGTGGCTTGTAGATGGGCGGGACTGGTACGACCAAGGGTGATCATGTTGGAAAACGTGGAAGAGTTTAAGACCTGGGGACCGCTTAATAGAGGGCATCATCCTATTAAGAGCAAGCAAGGCAATACATTTGAACGGTTTGTCCAGCAGCTTACAGATTTAGGGTATGAGGTGCAATTCAAGGAGCTGATCGCCGCTGACTACGGTGCACCCACTATGCGCAAGAGATTTTTCATGATCGCGAGGTGTGACGGTAATCCGATTGTATGGCCAGAGCCGACACATGGACCTGCGGATAGTGAATCTGTAAAGTCAGGACTGCTTAAACCGTATGTGGGAGCATACACACAGTTGGACTTTTCCCTGCCGTGCCCGTCCATATTTGATACAGCGGAGGAAATCAAAGAGAAATATGGAATCCGGGCGGTACGTCCGTTGGCACCGAAAACGATGGAGCGGATCGCACGTGGAATCAAGAAATTTGTTGTAGATAATGCAGATCCGTTCCTCATCGAAATAGGGTATGGAGAATCAAAAGGGCAAAAGAATCCGAGAGCATACAGCATTGAGAAGCCTTTGCATACCATTGTAGCAAAAGATAAGAACTTCTTGGTTGCTCCGATACTCACTCAATACCATTCTTACGAGAAAGACGGATTGAGAGGTCAAGGCATAGAAAAGCCTATTATGACAGTAGATGGATCTAATCGGTACGGATTGGTTACTTCGTTCATTCAGAAATACTACGGTGGAAATTATAAAGGAAACGGATCGTATATTAAAGAACCTCTGCATACGATAACCACGCTTGAACGTAACGCTATGTGTGCCGTTAATCTGATCCAGATGAATAATCACTGTGATGGAAGAGATGTAAAAGAGCCTATTCCGACAATAACAGCCGGAGACGGACATTTCGGAGAGGTGAGAGCTTTTTTGATTAAATATTACGGACAAGGTACCGGACAGGATATTAAGGAACCGCTGGACACGGTTACAGCGCAGGATCGATTCGGACTGGTAACCATCAACGGTACTGATTATCAGATTATAGACATCGGACTACGGATGTTGGAACCCAGGGAACTGTACGGATGCCAGGGATTTCCGGACGATTATATAATTGACCATGATTACACCGGAAAGACCTACCCGCGCAGCGAACAGGTCCGCCGATGTGGCAATGCGGTATGCCCACCGATTCCCGCGGCACTGGTTAGAGCCAATCTGCCGGAGTTGTGTGTGGCAGAGCGTACCCCTAATATGCAGATCAAGACAGAGCAGACCGGGCAGCTCCGGTTTGCGTAGGAGTCAAGAAAAATATGGGAAAGAGACATTTAACACCGGCAGAGATCAAAGAGCAGTGCAAGCGGATCGCCAGGGAAAGCCGTATGGCTGACCGGACACCCTGGACAGCAATGGGAATCATCTGCAGCTATGTGATCATGCGCCGGGAGGGATTCAAGGGGCAGAGAATCAGCAGGTTGGCAAATAAGGTGAATGAAATGGAAGCGGACTGGTCCGCGGGCAAGATCGACCTGAAGGAGATTAGCCAGCGCCTAATGGATAAGGCTGGATGGTCCATTGAGTATAAAGCCTATACCGAGGATGACATCACTGCCAGGAAGGGATCCTATCAGTACTGGTTGGATAAGCAACAGATAGGACCGCAGAATACCATCAATGAACAGGCTACAAGGTATATGCTGTTTTTCTTTACAGCACTGATGGATGAGTACGGATTTGGCAAGGATAGGCTCACTAGGGTTGAAGAATACATGAATGAGTTGTTGCCGTCCTATCAGGAGGATAAGACTATTGTCGGGAAATGGTCACATGCGCTACTTACAGAAGCCGGGATAATCATGGAGCAGCCAGTGGACCCGTTGACGCAGACTGCTGGTAGCGTTATGACAGGGTGACAAATAAATAGGCCTTTTGGATAAAGTGAATCACGATAGGCACTGTTGACATAGCCACGGGGCGGCCGCTGAGGCCAAGAGGCAGCAGCCGTCCGGAAAGGATAAGATAATGCGGGAATATAAAGAATGGGATGAAAATGTTCTGTTGGGATCGGCGCCTACAATCCAGAATGTACATAAAGGAGACATCATAAAAGCAATGGAAAATGACGGAGATGTCGGAAGAGGAACAGTTCCCAGGGAATATGAAGTGGTGGAGGTATATAAGAGAACTGTTTTGACCAGAGACCGGAAGACTGGCTTTCGAAGGTGTTTTTCTTACGGAGATCTGCTAACAATGAAAATAGAGCGGCAGGATCCGAAAGTTGAATCTATAAAAGAAAAACGCACACAGGAGGGCTACAACCAGAGCACAGAAGCATAGGAGGAAAAAGCGCATTGAAAAGCATTGAAAAAAAGATTCTTCCGAAGTACTTCCGAGCAGTCCGAAAAGAAGAAAAAAACTTCGAATTGAGAAAAGACGAAGACAACGTACAGCCGGGAGATGTACTGATTCTGATGGAATGGGAAAACGGGGAATATACCGGCCGGACAGAGGTACGTCGGATCCGGTATGTGCTTCGGAATGTGCCGGAATATGGGCTGATGCCGGGATATTGCATTATAGGATGGTAACAAAATTACTGACAATTAAGAAAGAGAGGAAATAACATGAGAAAACAGGAAATCAGTGAAATAAAAAAGCTTTTCACACCGGGAAACTGCTCCATCACACGGATCTGCGGATGCTATGTTGAGTGTGGTGAGAATAAAAAGACAGAATGGAACCAAGCGTTTCTGGCATTACCGGAGGATGAACTGTACAAATATTTTGAGATTCTGCGTAAAAGTCTGTCCGGCACTTTAGGAAAGAATCTGCTGAATCTGGAATTTTCGGAAAAGAGTAGAAATGAAGGCGGGCAGCAGGAGTTCTTTCTACACTTGAGGGACAGCAAATTAAGAGATGATGTCCTACTGGAGCAGTTCTATGATCGCATCATCAAATCCTATGAGTATGTGGGAAACTACCTGATTCTGCTGATTCATGATGCCTATGATATACCGGGGCGTACCCGGGACGGTATCGAGATGGAGGATGCTTCCGACGAAGTCTATGACTATATCCTTGCCTGCATTTGTCCTGTAGATCTGTCGCAAACAGGATTAAGCTATAACGCAAAGGAAAATACCTTCCAGAATCGTCTCCGTGACTGGGTGGTAGGGATGCCGGATACTGCGTTCCTGTTCCCAGCGTTCAACGATCGCAGTGCGGACATTCACAGCACTCTGTATTATTCCAAAGATGCCAAAGAACTGAAGGAAGAATTTATTAATAAGATGCTTGGATGCAAGTTGCCTCTGTCTGCGGAATGCCAAAAAGAAGCCTTTCAGGCATTAGTGGAGGAAGTGCTGGGTGATGACTGCTCAGTGGAAAGCGTTAAAAACATTCACGAGAAGTTGACTAAGACCGTACAGAAACAGGAGGACAATGAGGAACCGATGGCGCTGGGCGGCG